TTGGTGTCGTTTTTCGTAGAAATAGTCCACGAACATACGTAGGTCCCCTACGTCGAGCGGCCCTAGTTCTATGACGGCCTTAGTAACACCCATGGGCCATTTGTTCCAACCGTTGTAGTTCGGCGGTTAGTTCATTTATGCGTTGTTCCAATATGCGTATGCGGACCATGGCCAAAAATGCGCAACGGGCCGTAAACAGATCGTGGGTGTTTTCGTGTAGTTCGTTTATTTTGGCGTACACCAATTGGCCGGTGCCGTGGCAATCTGCCATAAGCTCGCTCATGGCCGGTACGTGGTCCAATTCCACCAACCGCCACCCGATCCGGGCACACCGGCCCAAATTAAAAACCCTATTGCAAAGTTTGTAGCCGGGTCCAATAGATCGTTGCACGTTATGGGGTAGCCGTTGGCGGCGGCCCACCCGGTAGGCCAATGAGTCGAGCGCGCCACCCACGTAGGGCAATGGATTTGTAACAACCCGTAGGAATTGCCGTTGTCGCCCACCGCGTACGGGTTGCACCCGCTCTCTAAACGCATAATTTGGGCCAATTGTGGGGCCTCGGTTGCCGGCCAACCAAACCCCAACGCGTAGCCGGCCCACGCGCCACAATCCCCTATTTGGGGTTGGGGCACCGTGGTAGGGGTTGCGGCTTTTGACGCGTCTAACGGGCTGTAAACGGTGTTTGCGGGCACCATGGTGTTGGTAGGTGCCGCGTCTGGCTGTGGATTAGGGAGTGGGCTAACCCATAGGGAGACGACAAACGCGGCACCCACGAAAATGCTACCGATAAGCGCGTTCATGCCGCGCCGCCGTCCCTCGGTGCCGGGTGTGTTCCCGCGTGTTCTAGTCGAATTGGTACGCCCCATGTTTCCCACCTATTGTTTCGCATTGCTAGTTGGGCTAGCGATATGGTGCCGTTTGGCAACCTAAAAATTTGGACAAGTATTTGGGTTCCGGTGTCCAATTGGCCGGTTAAAACCTCATAGAAAATCAGGTTAGGTTGGTTGGTTTCCGTTTGGTCTGGCACGTCGCTTGCCGCCTTTCGTAGTTGTCGGTTCCACCGTAGTGGGGACGTGTTCGGTAGTGGTGGATTTGCCAAACGCGGCGTGAAATGCGGCCCGTACCCGATCCGGGTTGTTGGCCATACCTAGCGTTATTTCGATATGGAACCAATCGCCGCCGGGTGCGCCGGTAATGGTGGGTTTCATGTATTTAACCCACGCTTGGACGTTGTGGGCCTTGGGTGGTAGTGCGTCCACCCGATCGACACGCCACCCACGGCCGTGGGGTTCGGGGAAATAATCCAATACGCATTGCACACCCAATAGTTCCCAATTGTCTAGGACGGTGTTAAGCCACGTTAGGGCTTTTATTCGGGCATTGGGTACGCCAAGCTTGCGGGCCTCGATACGCCGGTAGGACAAATCCATGGCTACGCCACGTGCGTGGTTTGAGATAATGCCGCGTTTGCCGCCGGTGTCGCTACCGCGTATGTTGCGCATGGCGTAGTGGCCGTTGTTCCATACCGCGCCACCGCTCGTTAGTTCGGCTTGTTTTACCCACTCAATTGTCCCGGCCAATGGTTCCGATACCACCGAATAGCCGGGGACTTTGTAAACGGGCATTACTTGTTTTCGTCTGTCTTTTCCACGAATAGGCAAGCTGTGTTCGGGTTGCCCAAACGGGTACTAATTAAGGCCATTACGGCCGATACCACCGGAATGGACAACGCAATGATTTGTGGGTCCACGTTGTATTTGTGGGCCACGTAACTACCTAACGCAATAACCGCGCCTTTTAGCGTTTGGTCCGCCGTTTGTAATTGTGCGTTTTTATTCATTGCTTAAAATTGGTTGCGGTTCGGGTTCTGGTGGTGCAACAAATTGGCCATTTTCATAGATCCAACCAATAGCAATCGTTAATTCATCTCCGCCTAAATCAAACCAATCGCCAACCAAATTTTGTTGGACCCATTCGTAATTTGCAACGATAATTTCGCTTACCAAATTATCCACAACAAGAGCACAATAATTTTTACTTAAATCGGACATATACCACCCCGTCTGAACCTGATCCGCCTTGGGTTACGGCACCGCCACCACCGCCGCAACCATAATTGGTAGCAGTTGCGTTAGAACCTTGCCCGGCAGATGATCCGCCATTACCGCCGGTGCTATTGCCCGCAGTTCCACCGGTGCCGGCAACTGAACCGCCACCGCCGCCGGCACCAATGTAAACCGTAGAACCGCCAATAAATGTTGCAACGTCTGTTCCGGCACCACCCGCGCCACCGGTATTACCCGAATTGTTGCCACCGACTGCCATCGAACCGCCACCGCCGCCACCGGCAAGATTTGTGACGTAGCCACCCGTGCCGCCATTGTTTGCACCAATAGCAATTAGGGCAGTTCCGCCGGGATAACCGGTTCCGTCGGACGCGGTCGCTATTGAGCCGCCGCCAGATCCTGCACCGTCATAACGTTGCAAATTGCCGGCGGCCCCACCGCCGCCGCCGCCACCGGCGCATAATTGGTTTACTCGACTAAACGAACCACGGTTACCGTCGGCTTGTGATCCGCTTTGTAATGCGCCTTTTGCGCCAACGGTTACGGTTGCGTTTGCGTCCAAATAAATAGTTTGTTGGATAACTGCACCGCCGCCGCCGCCACCCGCGCCTACTTGTTGGTCACTCCTACGGGCACCGCCGCCGCCGCCACCTACCACCATTACGTCAAACAAACCTGATTTGGTTACGGTTAATGTTCCGCTAGTTGTAAATGTTAACAACGTGTAATTAATACCGCCCACGGTAATGCTAGAACTAGTGCCACCCGTCGCTACACCGTAAGAAATCCCACCTGCGGGAAAAAATATTGCGGCGGACGCCGACGTAAAATAAAGCGAGCCGCCTCCCCATTGCGCCAATGCCAAACTACCCGTGGTGGTTACTGTTGCGGTACCGGCCGTAATTGTGCACGTACCTGCACCGATGTTGTGGATCCAAACGCTGTCACCCGCGCTAAATACCGAATTGTTTACGGTAATTGTGGTTGCGCCGGCGGCATTCATTACTACGCGTTTGCCACCGTCTGACGCAAGTAGGACGTAACTAGCGGTTTGGTTGTTTACCGGTACGTTAAACGTCGAATTGAGTGCGGACGCGGTTAAAACGGCACCCGCAACAAATGGGTAGGGAGTCGTTGCCATGTCGTAATCCTAACCCAATACGTTGGTGCTATCTATGACACCGTAGGTAGGATCGTCCAAAATTAGGTAATACACCACGGTGGTGTCGGCCGTGTAGAACGTGAGCGTATGGCCACCGTCCAACGCTATTTCCCCGTCTATACCTTCCACGGATAGCTCGCTGGATATGTCCCCATAGTTCGGGACGGTCACCGTAATTTCTATGGTTTGCCCAATGTCTATCGTTGCTACCACGTCGCGTTGGGCCTCGGTAAGCATGGCCAAATTGGTGGTTAGCGCGGTAAGCCTTGGCAACGGGTACGGTTCCAACAAATAGGTGGCGGCCGTAGCAACCGCGCTCGCGTCATCTAACAACGAGTTAGTGATATCTCGGGTTTGCACGAAATACGTGGTTTGGCTTGCCAAATCTTGTTCGGTGTCGGTGGTGCCGTTTAGGTTGGTGATCGTTGCCCGGTTTACTACTTGTCGAGCGTCGAATTGGATAGCGACGTTTCGGTATTTGTAGTTTGTGCCGTTGTCTGAAAATAGGGCTACCGGGCTACTAAGTGTTGTGCCCACCCGATTTTGGAACGTCAATACACCGTTGGCGGACATAAATAGCCGGCCAAATTCGGCGGTGTTGTTAATCTGTTGCAGATAGGCCAACACGTTGGTGCCGGCCGGTACGTTGTATGCGCTATCGTGCCCCAAATTGACGGTACCGGCCGCAATGCTTGTAGTCCCGGTGTAATCCACTTCCGGTAGTGCCAATACGGTGTTTATTCGTTGCCCGGACGTTTGCGACGTTGGGTTTAATGCGTCCATAAACGTGTTGGCTAACAGCCAAAAATCGTCCACGCATTTAACCGAAACAATGTTTTGTCGGTCTAGGTTGTATTGGTAATCGTAACTTTCTACTACGCCGTTAAATAGTTCGGTGTTTTCGCGTAGGAGTTTTACGCGGCGCATTGGGGCAAGGCCGGGTTGGTCGCTCGCCGGATCGTAATATGGGCTAGATACGTCGTAAGGGTTGAGTATGCCGCCGGCCAAATTGTCATTAAGGGTAAATGACATGGTGCCCGCGCCGAATTGGTCGAATGGTTGTTGGCGGCCTCGACGGTAAGTAACGCCCAATACGTAGTCCGTGATATCGGCAAACGTCACGTTTGGCCCCAACGTGAATTCCGTATTGTTTAATACGCCTTTTTCGGTGTCATCTAAACGGAACGAATTACTATCCCAACCGGTGTCCAATAGGACCGTGTAATCCCCGGCGGACGCTACTACGCCCGGCATTTACGCCACCCGTATGTCGATCACGCCGCTACGCCGGTTGTATTGGCGCAATGCGTTTACGAGCTTGTCGGGCAATGTTGCGTCCGCCAACGTCGAGTAAACGTTTACGGTGATATTGCCGCCGATATTGCCACGGTTTAGCGGCACTACGGCCTCGGGGCCTTTTTCCCCGATCATGGCCAACGTAGGCCCGGTAACAATGCCACCTTCGGCCAACATAGGAATTTTGGGGACGCTAAACCCTTTACCGCCAAACCCGGGCACCCAATCGGGGGCCTTAAATGACAATTTGCCTACCGTGTTATTCCACAATGACGCAATGCCGTTAAAAATGGATTTGTAAAAACCCATGACGGTTTCCAAATAGCCTTTAATAAATTCGACGGACGCAACCACACCGGTTTTAATAGCCCCAAATAGGCCGTTTACCGCGTCCCTAAACGTTTCGGATTTTTGGTACGCCAACACAAACGCGGCTACTAATGCGCCAATGGCTAACACCACCAACGTTATGGGGTTGGCGGCCATAACAAGGTTTAACGCAAATTGCGCGGCCTTAACGATTACTAGCGTTGCCTGATATACCTTCATGGCGGCGTTGGCGGCAAGTACGGCCGCCGCAACACCACCGATCACACCGGCAACGATTAAAAATACTTTGCTATTTTCTTGCGCCCAATTGGCCAACGGAATAAGTAGCCCCAATAGCGTTTCCACGGCCGGAATGAGTGCCGCGCCAATGCTCTCTTTTGCCTCACCAAATTGGATACTAAGGTTTTTCATCTTGCCCTCAGTAGTAAGCGCGGCCTCGGCCGCCGATCCTTGGTGGATATTTAGGCCGGCTAGCACGTCCTCAAATTCGGCACCCACGCCTACGGTGGTGCGCAACGCCGGGTCGAGCTTGTATAGCGCGGCCGTTTGGCCGTTTACGCCTTTTGCCATGGCTTGCACCACGGTGTCCAAATCTTTACCGGTGCTTATGGCAATGTCTTGGCTCTTAATTAGTAACTCTTGGGCATAGGTGGCCGATCCGGTGGCGTTTACCAACGTGGCCAACGCGGGCCGTAGGTCATCATCTGTAACGGCCGTTAAACGTGACTGTGCACTAATAAATTCCTCAGTAGCGGCTATTTCGTCCTCGGTTGCGTTACCCGCTCGACGTAACACACCCGCTAATTTTTCTTGTGCGGCCGCGTCCTCAATGGCCGCTTTTGTGGCAGATCCAAGGCCTACGGCCAATGCACCCAACGCGGCGGTGGCCGGTACTGCCGCCTTTTTTAACGCAAATTGGGCTTTTTCGCCGGTGGTTTCTAATTGCTTAAATTCGGCAATGGCCTTTTTAATGCCGGTGCCGTCAAACTCGGAGACGATAGGGAGTGATACGGCCATGGCTAACCACCAACGCTAGTTGGTTTAGACAGATCACTATTTACTAGCCGCATTACTTCGTCCACCAATTTTTGCATTTGGTTGTCGATTTCGGTTTGGTTCCGTTCGTAGCTCGGCCATACGGTGCGGGACGCGTTGCCGTAGCGGCCTTGCAATATCGCTAACAATTGTGGGCCACCTACCGCGCCAACCATGCGGCCATGCGAACCCATGCGGCTAAACACGTCCCGGTTGCCCGACGATTTACGGCCGGCCATATCAAACACGGTGTTGGCAAACCCGCGCCACGTCACGCCAAACGTTCCCACGTTTTCTTTGTTGCCTCGGAACTCTTTTATACGCCGCGTGTTAATGCGTGGTTTTAATGATTTGGTGGCGGCGGTGCCGTTCCAACCGCCCGGTGGCAGTATTTGTAGGCCGCTTTTGGTTTTCCACCCGGTGCGGTCCATACCGGTAACGGGTGCTATTTGGGGTATGGCTTGGTGCGCGGTTTTTATCATGGGTTCCACGATTTGCGCGTAATCCTTGGTGATTTGGCGGCGTATCGTTGGCGCAATTTTGTTTAGGTCTTTTAAGGCTTGTTTGACACCTATCACGCCTACTTCGAGATCAACGGCCACGGCTTGCCCGTTCCATTTGGCGGTTTTGTTCGGTAATCACACTTACCACGGTAGCCATGTCGTATTCGTCAAATTCGACGTTTGGCGGCCACCACCCGGTTGCCACCAATATTTCGGCTAATCGGCGGCGGTAGCCGCCACCGTAGGGTTTACCGGCCCGCTATCTAGCGGTGTAGGTGGCCCGTCTAATGCGGCCTCATAATCGGCTAGCGACAAATTGGCGTGTTCGTTTTTGGTGCGTTGCAACGCATACCACGTAAGCACCACCATGTCCACGGCCCGTAGGTCCGTGGATAGTTGTTGCATGGATCGTTTGGTGTGCCGTTCCCAATTGAGTACGTCAATAAAACGGGTTTCTACTTCCGTAGTGGTTCCCTTAATGGGTATTTGCCATTTAATAATCACGTCGCGCCGATCCTAATTGTTGGCTATCAGGTAGTTGCGGCGGCGTAGGTGCCACCGGTAAACGTCAATTGGACTTCGCCAAGCTCGCCAAGGTTTGCGGCCAAAACGTCCATGGCCTCTAAGTAGGTATTGGTGAGCGAAAACTTGGGGTTGGTTGCGCCAACGCTTGTTCCGTCCACCGGTGTGCATTCGACGTAGCATTGCGTACCCACAAGTGGCGCAAGCGTGGCGTACACTTCGCTACTTTCGTAGGACTGATTAAACGTGACAACAAATTGGTTGCTATTCATGCCGGCCTGATAGAACCGATCGCGGCTAGCCATACTCGAACTCTCCAACGCGTCGGCCTGACGTGTCAATACGGCACTCTTGGCAAACTCGGACAGATCAACCGACGATCCGGACGCGGCACCAATTTTTACTTCGGGTGCGGAATAGTAAACAGTCTGTGGCATTGCCATGAGTTAGTCCTCGCTTTTCGTTGTTACTTTTTTAGCACGTTTTGGGGCAGGTTGCACGTCACCATTGGGGACAATTGCGCCGATTTCCAACAGATAATAAAAATCTTTTATGCCTATGTCGGCGGCCGGGATTAGGTCACCGGGTTGTTTGTCGGCAAATGCGTGGGTTACTCGGTACGTACTCATGGCCCAATTTTAGCCCCTATGGTGAGTTCGTAGCTTGCGTATTCTTGGGTGCCAATCGTGGTAACGGTTGGCCGTACGTCCGTTAAACCGATTTGTGCGCGGCGTACCAAATCGGCCAATTCCAATAGTTTGGCTAAACATTGGTAATCGCCCGGGCCGGTGCCAATAATTTTTACGCTAAACGTCATGTCAAAAACTAGGTTGCTATTCATGCGTATGACGGGTGCGTCCACTAGCGCGCATGGCGGGTTTAGGTTGCGTGGATCGTCAAACACTTTTAGCCCGGTAATGGCTTGGAGTCGATCTACTACGTTGTCGTAACCAAGCTTAAACGCGTTTACGGTCGCGGTCATTAGGCCACCGCCGGACGATTAACCCCTAATAGCCGCATGATTTGGCCCATACTGCCGCCGGTGGGTGTTCCGGTGGCCAATGGGTCAAAACTTGCGTATTGGTCAATAGAGCCACGTTCGCGGTAAAGCGCGCCGCCGTACATAATGGTGCCTAGGCGTACGTCTTGGCTTGGCACCGTGGATAGGGACGCGTCAAAGTAGCCGGCCTCTTGGCGTTTGCGGTAGGCGTAGGCGTTTGCGGCCGCTACGCAAATAGTCAGTAGGTCATCATCACTTGACGGGGTAGTAACGGTGAACCCTAACCAATCCTCAACGTCCGCTTTTGTTATCCACGTGCAAGTAAGCGCGTAGGTAATTGTGCCGGTTGCGGTGGTGCGCTCGATATCGTTGCCGTTAAGCGCAAACAACACTTGGTTGGGCAGTAGCACCGCCGGGTTAAATTGCAAGTCCCCGGCGGTGTTTACGCCCGTAAATTCGTATTGCGGTAGATCTACCGCAACGTACGTTCCGTTAAAACCCGCTAGCCCGCTAATTGTGAATTGTTGCCCGGTTACGATTTCGTTAGCCGTGAGTGTGGCAACAACCCCATAGTTGGCGGTTAGTTGTTTTGAGGTAATCGAATAGGTGGCCATGCACCGGCCCTACCGATTAGGCCCAAGTGATTTTTTGCAACAAGGTTGCCTTGGGGATAAACGTTGCAAGGTAACCGTAGTAAGTGAAATTACGGCCCAACAGCTCGGGATCCTCAACGGTCATAATGCCACGGATATTTTGGTAAATTTCCATGCCCGGACCGTGGAACACCACCATAGTTTTGGCGGCCACGTTGCTATCCACAATGGTGCGCAAACCCAACGGGTTGGTGGTGGACCAATTGGTCACGTCACCCGCGCCCAACGTGTTAGTGCCCAACAAGTTGGTTGCGCCAATTGCCGGGAACACCGGACGCTTATCCGCGTCCACCAACGAACCAACCTTGGCCCAAGTGTCCACACCCATAACGATATGGGTTGGGAACAAGTTCGTGCCGTTTGAGATATCGCGAGCGGCACCGTAAAGGAACAAAATAAAGTCCTCGGGGGTTCCGTCCCATTGGCCAAGGTTTGTCGAGCCGGACACGCAAGCGTCCACCGCGATATCGTCGGCCTTAATCAAATACTCGCCCGCGAGATCGTCCAAAATGGCGGACAACGCGGCCGGGTCCGTAAAGTCAATGTCCTGTTGCGAGATAAACACGCCACCGGCAACGGTCTGGCGCGTTACCGAATTGGACGCAATGGTGGCCTTCTGGCTTGTGACTGCCAAGCCTTCGGTTTGCACACCGCTAGCGGTGTATTGCGTGAACGTTGGACGGATAAACGATTTTCCGTTTCCGTTTGGCATTGCGCGGGTGCCTACTTCGGTAAGGAATGGGGCAACGTAGTTTTTGCCGACAAACACCGGGCCAAGTACCGGGGTTGGCAACAAGCCCGGCGTGTCGGTGGTGAGATCTTGCGCAAGCGCGGCCTGAATTGCAGTCTGCTTTTTTGCAACGTTCTGTTTGTAAGCGGCATTGACGTTTGCCCACGTCTGGCCACCAACGTGATACGCGGCCAAATATTCGCTTGCGGTTGGCATTGCAAATTCTCGCTCGCTCTTAGCGGCGGCCCAAACGGGTGCGGTTGGTGCCGGTGCCGGTGCGGCCTCGACGTTCTCAACGGTTGGGGTTGTCTTGATTTCGGCCATGGTTTGTTTTTCCTTTTCTTGTGCCGCCGCTACTTGTGTAACTCTTGCTTGGGGAAATGCACCCAACGGGACTAACGATAGTTCCACCCACCTAGCGGACGCAACAACCAACACGCCGTTTTCGTCCATTTCCGCGTCGATAGGTTCCGCGCCAACGCTCACCGCGTCCAAGACACCGTCCTTGGCAAGCTCTAATGCCTCATCACCGGCTTGGGTTTTGGATACCCGGGCCGTGAAATACACGCCGTTTTCGTCCTCGACACGCTCAGTAACAACACCAATAGCGCGGGTCAAATCGTGATCCTGAATGAGCTTGGGGGCCGGTCCGTCCACCGGTAGCGAACCCGGCAAAAACTTTACGGCCGTTCCGTCCGATACTACGGCCTCGACGTTGTACGGTGCGGCAACGCCCATAATTTCGCGTTTGCCTTCGCCTTCGGCGGCGGTGATCTGAATTGGGGACGCTGTAAACCTAATCATGTTTGCCTACTTTACTACGCGTTGGCGGTTAGTGGGTGGCAACGAACTAGCGACGTTAAGCGCGTCACCACCCACCGTTCCGTTGTCGTCGCTATCGTTCGTGTCGGGTTTGGCCATGCCGTTTTCCTCTAAATATCCGTGTACGTCCAATTCCACGAACCGGCCACGCGGCACGATCGAGTTCATAGACAACGTTTGCTCGATTGCCTCAATAAGTGGTTTGGCCCCAAATTGGTATAGGTCCATGCGCGCGCTATCGGCGTTTTGGTAGGTGTAGCCGGGTACGGATACGCCAACTAGGTATGGCGGAATATTTGCGAGTCGCGCCATTTCTAACGCCATAAATTCGCGTGATTGGACCAATTGCAAATCGTCGGGTTTGTGCGACGTTTCTTTGTAGTCCACAAATTCGTTTAATGCCGCGACGGTGGATTGTTGGCGAGCGGCCGCAAATGCGGCGGCCATATCCGCGAGATCTTGCGCGTTCATTGGTTCGCCACCGGTTTGTTTTAGGTAGCCGCTCGGGATTTCGTTGGTTGCGAACCGTTCGGCGGCGCGTTGCAAACGCAATGCGGTAGTGATTGCGCTCACGCCTTGGTAAATTAACCCGCCATTCGGGCTTAGGAACTGCACTACGTCTTGCGTTTTTAGTGGTGCGCCTTGGAACGTGATTTGGTCGCTAGGTCCAAACCATTGCGGCCCGGATTGGTCGAGCGTGTAAATATTTTGGGCCGGTAGCCACGTAAATTTGGACGGGAACCCGTTCCCCAAACGTTCGGTGATCGCCCAAAAGGCCCGACCGAACATCATAAGATCCGACGCGGTATTGGCAAGTATAAAATTGCGCGTCACGTTTGGATCGGGTTGGTTAAACCACGTGTCGGGTGGCAAATAGATACGTTCCATATATTCGCCGTTCCATTGTTCCGAATATTGTTTTATGGTTAGGCAACCAACCATGGAACAAATGAGATCTCGCGCGCGGCTTACGGTGGGAACTTGTAACGCGGCCTCCACGCTTGGATCGGCCGTATAAAACGTGAATTTATCGACCATATACATACCGGTATTGCCGGCACCGCCGCCAACACGTGCGGCCGCTACCGCCGCCTTGGGTGCCTCGGTATTTTTCTTGCTAAACCTTGCCATGCAATAACACTAACTCGCGGCGCGGTGCGGTACGGACACAAATATGGGTTTGCCCACCGGTTGCCGGTTGTGTATAAGTAGCCCGCAAGCGGCCACTACACACCGGGCAAGCTCGATTGGGCCGGGTGATCGTTGAGACGATAGCGATATGGTGCCGTTGGTGCGGCCGGCTACCGCTCGGCCTACGTGTTCGGCCAACATGGTTTCCCCGGTGTGCCGTAGTTTTCCCTCAATGATTAGTTGGCGTACGGCCGCCGTGTACCGGGTGACTTCTTGGTAGCCCCATATTTGGCGGCGGCGTTGCAACGGCAACGGGCAATGCAAATCCAATGTTGGGGTTACGGCAATTACCAATTTTTGGTCCGCCGCTAACGCCTCGATACGCCGCCATGCCTCGGCCATGGTGTCCACTACAAATTCCACGGTGGCGGATACTTCGCCGGGTTGCCCGGTGTGGTTTACACGTACCGCGCAATAGCGGCCGTCGTCTATCGATACCTCAACAGCTAGGACACCGCCGGCGGGTGGTGCCGTGTCGGTGGCGTTGGCGGCCCAAACCCCGGGTTGGATCCAACCCGTATCGGATTGCACCCATAGGTTTACGCTTGATCGTAGGAACGCGGCCCGGTTGGGTGCGGTGGCCTCAATTTGCAACGTCTGTTCGGTAATGGTGTGGCCAATAGCCGGGTTGGCGTACCGCCATGCGTCCATGGTCATGGGGTCTAAATCTGGCGGCGGTGAGTATTCCGCTAGGTATAGGCCCGCGTCCGTTTTGGTGTCTATTGCCCGTAGGCCTTGTTCGCGCCACCGCAACATTGCGTGGCTATCCTCGGTGCCGGCCGTAGAAAACATAATGCACAACGGGTTGGGTTTGGCCCGTTGCGTAGGCAATAGGCCTACGTCTAGGGCCTCTTGGGAGACACCCCAAACTTCGTCCACTAGCACTAGGTCCGCGCTCGATCCGTGGCCCGCCGCCGGTGTAGCGGCCCTAACTACCCACGTGCAATTACCTAAAACCAATTGGTTACGGCCATAGGCGTATTTGACGGTAGCCCCGAATTTGTCTTTAAGCATTGGGGCTAAATCTTGAAATAACGCCACCGCCAAATCGAGCTTGTGCGCGGTAGTAATTACTAGTACCGGGTGTTTTTGTTTTTGTGCCCAAACGGTGCAGTACCAACCCAACGCGGCCTTTAACAGAATGGTTTTGCCATTTTGACGGGCCACCGATACCAAACCCAAACGGTTAAGCCATTGGCCTTTATTGTGTGCAAACAAATTGTTGGCCACGTGACGTTGCCACGGCATTAACTCAACACCCAAATGCGTTTTAGCCCACTTGGCAACCTCGACACCGGCACTAGAAAATTTCGCCGGCATGATCGTTTCTAATCGCGGACGAACAAAACCAATTTCGTCGGATTTTGGGTTGGCCTTGCCCGAACCGGTTCGGACCTTCGGGGATAGACGCAAGCCTGGGCGCGGGGGCAAGGGTTCGTTAGAAAAAAAAATTTTGTCGTTTGTTTGCGCCATTTCGTTTTTGTTGCGTGGCAAACGTGTGTTTGTGCGTGTTTGGTGTTGGCGTTGGCGTGTGTTTGTATTTCGTCGTTTTCGTGCTTGGTGTTCGGCACCGCGTCGAGAGTTACACGGCTTGCAAGCCGGCACTAATTCGGTGTCATCTCCTACCATGTCATAGGGCACTAAGTGGTCTGCCTCGGTGGCCGGCCTGATTTTGCACCATACGCACACGGGTTTATCGCGTAGGAGTGCGGCTCGACGTGCTCGGTATTTTGGGTTTGCGGTTCGTTTAGGCATAGGGCCTGACGCGCGCTATCGCGCTTGTCCTAGCGCGGCGCGTTGCGCCTTGCTATCGGTTTGCATGGTGTGGCCCGGGTGTCGGGTTTGTGTCGCGTGTTGTGTTTGCATTTGTTTGTTTGTTTAGGTTAGTTGCTAGGTCTAGGGCATAGTGCCCCCGGGCACCAACCCGTCCGTTGGTTAAGCACGGATCACACTTGCCACACGCCGTTTAATGCGCATGGTCTTTACACGCCTGTCTAACGGGCTAACTACGGCCGGTTAGGCCGCGTGGATTTACACCAACACCCGCTAGACACGTGCGGGACGTAACCGTGAGACGGTCCTACCTCAATTGTCTAAAACGGTTCGGACAGTTCCATGCTCTTGCTAGCCACTTCTTTTAACAATTCCTCAATAACCTTCGAGGCCTCAAATTTTGTTAGCGCGCTAACGCTCTCAATCTCTTTGCCTAACGTGTCGGTGCAGAATAGCCGCAACGCCTCATCGTCCGCCAAATTGGCTTTTGTGGCTTGGATTTTAAGCATTTTTAGTTGCGGTGCAGTCACCGGGCCATTACTTGCCATGGCCTTACGTTTGTTTTGTTCCTTTTCCACAATGCGGCGCATAGCCAATTGGTTTTCCTGCTCGGGTGTAGTTGGCCATGGATCCTCGACCGGCTCAATATCTTGCCGGTGTTTAATTTCGTCATGGCTCGCAATCGACTTGTCGATCCCGTAACCCATATAGCCCAAAGCTCGGCCCAAGGCCGAAGTAAATCCCACCATTCGTTCCGCATTACGCGTATATGGTGTGCGGCCCGGTACTTGTTCGGCGGCGGACGCAATCACGGGCACCGCGTCCCGTTCGTCACGCCACACCGTTACCACGCAAATTAAAAACAATTGCTCGCCCACTTGTTCGAGAGTGCATGATGTCTCTTGGATCCGTAGTTGGGGCCAATCTTTTAACGCCAACCGCAACCGGGTGGGAACATCTACGTAGCCGTTTAACTCAAATGCCATTGGTAACCGTCGCTTTCGTTGTGAGTGTTGGCAACGTACCTAACGGGTGTAATTCGGTTTGTGGTGTGTAGTAGGCGTTTGCCCGGTACCAATCACTTGGCCGGTGGTGTTCGGGTTTGAGTGTGTCGGCGTAGTTGGCCCACCCGGCCAACGTTACGTGGTAGTTGAGATAGTCCACGCGGTGCACAATGCCCAACACGTATATGGCGGGTTTGTCAAAATCTCGGGTTATTAAACACCCGTTGGCTAGATCTGTTCCGCGTACTTCGTAGCCGGCTACGTCATATGCGCCGGCCAATTTGGTGTCCGCTTGTAACTCATAGGGGACGCGTAGGTAGCGGGCAAATGCCATTTCGGCGGCGAACCCCACCATGTCGCAACGTTTAATCCACGCCTCGCGGGTGTAGCCGGGTTTGACGTAAGACGTGTTTTTAAGCTCGCCGTGTTGGTGTCGTTTTTCGTAGAAATAGTCCACGAACATACGTAGGTCCCCTACGTCGAGCGGCCCTAGTTCTATGACGGCCTTAGTAACACCCATGGGCCATTTGTTCCAACCGTTGTAGTTCGGCGGT